CCTTGTCAGGAGCCTCTCTGCGCTGCCACAGAGAATTTCTGTGGTCACACACGAGCGCCTATTGGCGCAGAAAGAGCAACATTATGTTACCCCGTTCTATGTCAGTAGGTCGCGCGTATGTCTATCGTGGACGCTTCGTCAAATCTCCCTATTACGGGGGAGTTGAATCGTTTAGGTCCATGACTAACTTGCGCCCGTATACGTACACAAAAGATTTCGAACCGGAGCATTATCCTAAGTATCCCGACATTCGTCGGACTTGGGTTGGTGATCCATACGAGTCCAAGGGTGCGCATACCATGTTGACTGTCTTGACCAAATGGACTCACCATGAAGATGGTACTCCAGATGTGCAGGACATTGACGTAAGAGAAGTTAGGCGAGTCTCCTATTTTCATCTTCCTAAGGTTGATGAAGAAGGAAACAAGCTTCCTACTCTGAGCGCTGGTTTGCCAGTTGCCGTCCCCGAGGGGCTACTCAGAGAGCATCAGTTAAGATACCGCTTTGCACATAATAGTGCCGAAGCGTTTTTCTTACTGTGGCTTGCGAAACGCATGCCGAGCTCTTCCGAGGTCAGCTTTCTGCCCCCATCAAACCATAAAGAATGGTCTGATCGGACTTGGAAGCTTTTCCGGCTTTTGGTAGACACTTTAGGGCAATAAAGCCCAAGTGTGACGTAGAAATTTAATCAAGAGGGAGGTTTAGCAAGATGTACAGGTCTGTAACAAACGGACCTGCCCATGCCGGTATCTACCGTGTAGTCTCTTCTAATCAAGAAGGACTAGATCATCACGGAGATCCGAATTGGATGGATTATCGTAACGACTGTCTCTTCTTCCCGCAAGGGAATGTGAGTGGCGTCACTACGGGTCTTCTCATGGACCCAGTCCCAGTGTCAGATATCATTGGAGTTTCATCCTTTGACTTCGAACACCCGGCTGATCATTCATTTCGGACGGCTAAACCTTATCAAGATGAGTGGAGTAGGGGGCAGGACTGGAAGAATTACGGTAATCCCCTGGGTATCGCGAGTTTCCTCGCTAACGCCCCGGCTGCTATCTCTTCTAGAGAGAAACAGGTATCTCATCCAGCTTATCGTGGAACAGTCTCTGATTCATTCAGCAGTCATTATGACTACGGCTTTCTCTCCAATCATAGCCATTGCGGCATTGATGTTGAGAAGTGGACTGTTCGGCCATCACCTCATGCTTACGGTCTGGTCCGCGCCACGGATATTAATTCAGTTGGCAACATAATCTATACGCAGCATCAAAGTGCGCATATCTCCAACATGGAGGCCGACTTCTGGCATATTCACCGCCAGATCGTGGATTATGTTGTTGGTGCCGGTGAACACTCTTTTGTGTTCTACGGTCAACCATACTGGAACTATACGTGGCGTAACGTAGTGGATTCTAGCTTTAAGGCTGGTAACCACTATCATATAGGACTAGAGTACGAATTCGAGAAGAG